TATCTTTCTTTAAACATTTCAACAGTTGACTGAGCCAAGTTGTCTACATTCTCAAAGGTAGAGCCTTTTATGACCTCAACATCATCTCTTTTTGCAAGTTCTCTTATCAGTGGTATGGGTCTTGGTGTAGTGGTTATTATGCACTTAGGGTTATCTCCTATTCTTAGCGCCATGATTAAGTTATCAAACGCCTCTCTGTAGTTCCAAGATGCTAACTCATCACACCATGCTCTTGAGATGTTTAGTCCTCTAAGTCGATCATAGGACTCAGCAGGAACGCCAACAATCGTTGAGCCATTGTAAAAGGTTATGGTGCTGTCTGACTTGTTGTAGCCTTTATCTGATAAGAGTTCAGGTGGAATAATCTTTATTAATCCTGATTCACCTGCAAAGACTACTCTCTTTAAATCTCCATAGGTAGGCGCTACTACTGCTGTAGTTACACCAGCATTTAGTAAACAGTATTCTATAAGGTCATAACTGCCACTGAGAGTCTTGCCAAATCCTCTACCAGCAATGATTAGATGTATATTGTATTTAGGGTCTTTTGAGATAATCTGTTTATCTCTTGCTTTATCCCACCATTCAATGAGCAAGTTCAGTGCTATCTGATTCTGAGAGCCTATGATCTCGAATTCTCTGTGCCAATTCTTTGAATCGTTGGTTTTCTTCTGTAGCATCTTTAACCTCTATGGTCTGCGTTTCTTTCCAGTTAGCCTGAGTCTTTAGCCAAAATATACTTGCTGTTACTGCCTCTCTACCCTCACCAGTAGCCATTCTAAAGAGATTCTGAGCAACCTTAGTATTAGCCTCTGCCTTGCCAGTGTTAAGCTCATCTTGATAGTATTTATACAGGGTAGGTTTACTGATCTTAAGTACAGAACATATCTGCTCATGAGTTATGCCAAGACCTGATAACATAGTTACCATATCTGACTTTTCTGCATCTTTGTTTACTATTTTAGGCATATATCCTTTTTATACAGTAAATAAAAAAAAGAGCAACCATTTGGCTACTCTTCTTCTTAGGGAGAATTGATTTTATTGTTTTATGCAAACTGAATCATCAAACCCTGACTCTTTTCTTGCATCAAGTAAGTTTCTAGCATAAGTTTTATATCTTTTATCAGTAGAAGATATTATACCCAAAATACCAATCTTGTCTTTATTGTTAAGACAACCTAATAATCTTCTGTTGCTATGAGAATCAATCCAATCAGTAGTTTCTTGATCTAAAGTAGTTCTGATTTTTTCCATGTTTTTATCCTCGTTTCTCGTTAATTTTTTGTTTTGGGTGGTTTAAGTGACACCCACACCATTAATTATTTGTTTATCTGTTGTTATGATTTGTACTATTTACAATATCGTTCAATTTTTTAACAAAAATTTTAGCCTCTGCCTCTGTTCTAAAATTAATAAGAGAGCCATTTTCAGTTAAATATTCCTCGTTAGTGTAATGATTAATAGTAATCAACCAGTTATCCTCATCACTACCCATCATTACTTTAAAAGTTTTTTTGTCATACATATTATTTTCCTCGTTTCTCGTTATATTTAAGAGTTTTTATCAACTCCATATATACATATTAACATATACCCATAATGGGTCAACATATATTTACAATTATTTGCAATTATTTACATTAGTATTTGCTAATATATAAACCCTGTATCTTCATAACATCTAGTTTGAGGGTTGAATTTAAGGGTACACTCACCAATAGAGCCTTGTATGGTATCTTCTCTGACCTTACATATCCTGACTTGTGTTACATGGTTCTCAAAATCTCTTGTAACAATGGCTATGGTATCTCCTTTATTGTTGAACATTGCTCCACCACTAATATCATAGGCACTCTTGACTTCAAACTTGCCCTCTGCATTTCTGATCTGCTTGGTTGGGTGCGCTACAAGGAATGTTATGGTGTTAGTTTCTCGGTTAAATCTTTTGATCTTACTGATTAGCATACTGATATGTTCATCTTCTCTTAGGGTTCTCATAGGACTCAGCTCGTTGTATGGGTCGATTAGCAATCCATCTATGCTGTAGTTGTCTACGCAAAACTTGGCTCTTTCTAAAATCCAGTCAACATCAGGGAGTCCACCTTTTCTATCTACAAAGAAGAAATGTTCTTGTATAAATGCCAGTGCCTCTACAACTTCGTTTTCTGTGGCTCTGTTTGGGAATACTGAGGCAAAGGGTTTGTGCAGATATTTCTCTATAACCCTCTGTAGGTTAACACCTAGCTCACTCTCAGGAGAGAATAACAAAAACTTCATATTATCGCTTTTGGCTAATCTCATCATGATGTCCAATGTTAGTGAACTCTTGCCTGAGTTTGGTGTTCCAGTGAATATGTTAAAACTTGGTTTTAATATCTTTAAATAAGGTTCTAGGTCTTTGAAACCTACACTGTATTGCTTGAATGTCTTACCAGCATATAAATCCATAACATCTGTATATAAATCTCTTGCTGTGTAAATCCCATCTATTTTTAGCTCGTTTTTTTTATCTGTCATTTTTGTCTGCACCTCTTTGAGTTTGGTTTCCTTTTGCATCTGTATGTTCCATGTGAAACATTCTTGGTTGATTTAATTAATTTACCACTGGCATCTTTTTTTGGTTTAGGTGCAGTTGGTACTGGTGATTTGCTCATAATATTTTATCCTGCTAAAAAGTTTCTATTTTTTTACCTCTAATCTTAAACTCTCTTGTTTTTTGAGGTTTAGTTATATTAGTATACTGAGCAATATTTGCACATTGGTCTGTCGTTTTTTGCTCATTGGGTGTTGTTTTTTGCTCATTGGATATTCCATTGTGCAATATTTTCTCATTGGAGATATTGATAGTGTAAATGTTGTTTACTTTTAAACCATTACTGATCTTGTTTATTTTTATAAACTTCTTCTTCTCCAGTTGTTTAATGTATGTGTTTATCGTTCTCCTGTTGCAATGACATAAAGTAGATAAATGATCTTGACTTGGAAAACAAGTGTTCTCCTCATCAGCATAATTACATAACATCATCAGCAGTAGTTTGCTGGTAGAGTTTCCAGTGTTCTGCTCACTAGCCCATTTCAGCGCTGTGAAACTCATTTTAAGTAGAAATCATTTGGCTCTACAGTACCCTCAGTAACATGATAAATTTTAACCATATTGTCTTTTGTTGGTATTCTAGTTCCATATTTATATTTAGACATAGTAGTTTTGGGTATACCACAATCATCACTAAATGATGCTAATGTCTTATTGTTTACATTAAGATAATCTCGTAAGTGCATATTAATCCTTTGTTTATTGTTAATTATTGCATATTCCTTTAGAAACAATGCTTGGAGAAATCATAATTTATATGACCCATATTGTCAATTAAAGGTTGCAATTAGTTTTCATGGGTTCATAATGGGTGACAAGTTAGACAGTTTGTGTCTGACATAATAAACGAGTATTGATATGAAAGACTTTATAACATACTACAAAAATTTTTTAGGAGATGATAAGTATTGGATTGATGATTTTCTTAACAACAAAATACTTAGAATATTCTTAGAAAAACACCAAGAAAATCCTATTGACATTGATGCTAGATATCATATGCAACAGGACTTAGGTGTTCAAAACAAGGCAGACTATTTAATGGTTGAGTTTATCAGGAGTGATATATTTAAAGATGCTCCTATAGATGATATCAATAAAGAGTTATTTATATATAAATTGACTAGGAGATTACAATAATGAGCATAAAATCCCTTTTAACAGGAATATTTGTATCTTTGTTAGCGATTAATTATTACTTATATGTAGGTAATATTATTTCTGATGCAGAGGCAGGTGGCTCTTGTGGTCACAAAAAAACTAAACCATGCTATGTAAAAATAGTTAGATAGGAGATAAAATAAAATGAGCAATCAAATAAAAGAAGATACTCCAATTAAGGAGTTAATCAAGAAAGGAGAAAAGGCTAATCATCATCTAATAGCACTTTTAAATGCTAGAAAAGAAATTCATGAAACTGGGTTTGGTGAAGATAAAAAAGGTCATTTCAAGAATAAATATATTCCAATAGATATAATTGTTAAGACTTGTGAACCCATACTTCTTAAACATGATCTATTGAGTGAATGTACTGAAGTACCAAACTCTAGTGACCCTGAGCATAGAGATAGATGTAGGTTTAGACTTACCATAACTTATGTTAAAACTATGGAATCTGTGTCATCTGAGATAACCTTATACGCTGAGAATAAATCTATATGGGCTAAACAGTCTGCATACACTTATGCTAAAAGAAGTCTTTTCTCTTCATTGTTATCATTACCAACTGAGAAGAATGAAGATGATGATGGCACTGGCGCAGTAGAAGAAAACCAAAAAAGTCTATTACAGGGCAGAGAAAATAAAACAACTAATAAATCAACATCAAGAGGTTTTGAATAATGAAAAAAATAACATATGAAAATGGCAGACTACAAGACCCTAAAGAAGATCAACTTCTTATGAGGGTAGGTAAGATTAATTTTGAGCCTATAGAACCTGAGCAAGAGGGAGAAAATAAGACCTTAAACGAGCTAGAATCTCAACTAAGGAAACATAATCTCCCTGAGCAGGAGAGAACTGATCTCAAACAGCAAGTGCAACGACTTAAATATGGTCAAAAACTTCTTGTGGCTCAGTTTACCAGCACCAAAACAACGACTCAGGGTGAGCAAGTAACCAGTAATTATTATCCAATTTATGCTGAAGTAGGTACTTTGTTTGTGCCTAAAGATTTTAATACTGGAAAACCTGTGGAAAAAACATATGCTCTTGAGGGAAATATAACTATTGATGATAAAGAATTGAAAGTATATGCTTATAAGAGTGAAGATACTGATTGGAGTACAGGGAATATGAACCTTTCCTTTCATACTAAAAATGAAATGAATGGTGTACCTGAGAAAAAGAACACTGAACTTCCAGCAAAAGTACAGGAGTTCAAAGAAAAAGTAGATGAGGTATTAGTTAATAAAACATCTGAAGAGATACCTTTTTAGATTTTTCCTCGCACCCCCCTATGGTGCATTTAGTGGGTAGGTTTCATGATTTATCCTACCCACACTTTTATGAGAAACGATATGAGTATACACCCAATGAAAGATAAGTATTTTGAAGAACATAAACCTGATCTGAGCTTAGACCCTCAATATGGCATTATTCAAAGACATGCTCCTATTGTGCCTGAATCAGAAATGCTTAAAAAAATGGGTGATAAAACAGAGGCTAGGGTTAATTCTAAAGAGGGTGGAATTAGATCAGTGGACTGTTGGAGATTACCTATTGACTCTATTGTAGGTACTGAAATTAAAGTTCAATCTACAAGATTTAATTCTATTTTTAATTACAAAATATCTAGCATAGGTGATATTCAATATCTTGAGTATAAGAAAGGCGATTATTATAACTGGCACTCTGACATCAGTGATGGCATAGCCTCTACTAGAAAAATTAGTATTAGCTGGTTGCTTAATAATGATTTTACTGGTGGAGAACTGGTCTTTCAACATGGTGGAGATGAGTTTGTAGCGCACTCAGGAACAGGTAAAACTAATTTGATAGGTTTTACTAGTTTCTATACTCATAAAGTCAACCCAATTAAATCAGGCGTAAGGAAATGTATTGTTGCTTGGGTTCATGGAGAATCTTGGAGATGATGTACGAGTTTATAATATGGTTGTTTGGGTTTTGTACTTGTGCAGTCATATTTAGTTTAATAATTTTTTGGAGATAAAAAAAATGAGTGATGTAAATATAAGTGAAGTAATACAGACATTAAAATATAGAAACAATCAGCAAAAAACAGATGCGTTGAAAAATATTTTTAAGGATATAGTTTCAATGGTAGAAACAGGTATAACAGATGATAAGTTAGATAATTGTTTAAAGAAAATGTCTGCTGTTGAAACCATTGGAGCAAGGTCACAATTTTTAAATGAATTGACTAATCCTAAGTTAAGAGAATCACTTAAATAAAGGATTGGAGCTTTTCAAGTCTAATCTTTCGACTTTAAGTTCGATCAGCTCAACTCTTTTATCCACATTGTTGAGCTGGTCGTTTAAGGGTTTCAGATCAGGCATACTTCTTGACTCAAGTTTAGCTACTTTTTCAAGTATAGTGCCTTGTTGAACTGCAAGACCACCTAAAGTAAATAGTAAACCTATAATGCCAAGCCACTCTTTTATACCTAGATCACCCATATTAATTTCCCTCTAAAATCCTAATTTTATCATTAATTTCTTGTAGTTTTTCTTGATGCTCATTGAGAGGGTCAAAATATGTACCCTCATTCTGAGCCACCAAATTTCTTTCATCAATGTATTTTCTCGTTTCATAAAATTCACCGCCATCAAATCTTCGTTTATTAAAGACATTATTATCTGACTTGTAATAGCTGTCAATGTTTAAGTTGCTGACCATTGCTTTAGCCAGTATTTGCTGGGTTGCAATTAATCTTAGATCAATCCTTGTAATGGTAGCATTTACCTCTTTTATCATATCCTCTACTGAAACCAGCTCCTCACTTTCTGTTTGATCTGTATTTCCACTATCTGCAACTGCCTCATCATCAGTATTAGATGTTCTTTCATTTTCTTCCACAACTGTATCATCTTCATTTTGCTCCTGTGGGTTATCTTCTGTGACTGTATCAGTTTCCTCTGCTCTTCCCTCTGATTCGCTATCATCAGGTCTTTCTGCAACTGGCTCATTAGATGATTGTTCTTCTGAGTTACTTGTTTCAAGTCTAGGCTCTTCATCAGACTCTCTTTGGTTTCTTTCTGATACTGGCTCATCTTCTCTTCTTGGCTCTTCCTGAACTTCTGTTTCTCGCAATGCGACTGTATCGCTTTCTCGAATGGGTTGCTCTGTAGTTCCTGTTTCAAAGTTTGTTTCATAGGTGTCCTCGTTAATTTCTTCTCTTGTTGTTTCTGTTGTTGTAATTTCTTGGATTTCTCTTGTTTCAAAGACAATTTCTTGCTCTTGGAAATCTGTTGAGATCGTTTGCTCTTGCGTGTTATTGTCATAATTAACCTCTTCTATTTGAAAAACATCAATAATTCCTCTGTTAATATCTTCAACAGTATCAACAGGCATGATGCTTATATCTTCTGTAACATATACTTCTGTTTGTATTATTGGCTCAAAAGTAACTTCTTCTATTGATGCAATAGGCGTAAATTCTATTTCTTGTACTGTATCTTTAAAAGTTGAGTTTATTGTATTTAATTCTTGTACTTGATTTGCGTTTAGTAAACTGTGTTCTACTATTAGTGTAGGGTTTTTTAAATCTATGGCTCTATGAGAAGTAGATTGAGATGATTCACTAAAGTTGAATCTCACTTTAATGGTGTAGTTATTTTGATTATTAATTCCTTGTATGTAGCTATCAGTATAAGTTTCATAACCGCCACAATTATATCCATTACAACCTGATATAAATACATCTCTTTTCTGAGTAGTAACTGAACCACTTGAATCAGTTATAGTTTGAATCATCTCTATTTGTTGGTCGTATTGATTCCAACCCCACATATCAGCGCACAATGTAGATGTCCAACCACCATTCATTTGCGATTGATTAAGTGTATCACCCAGCGTGATAGTGTTTTCTATAAAATCACCATGAACACCAGCTACAATGCTGTTTCCATGATTATGAGATGGGTCTGTGCAAGTCCAACCATTGTGTTCTTGACCATTGTTAAAAAACTGTTGAGGTAATAAATTATTAGTAGTTTCTGCTAACAAAGTTATAGGAAATAATAAAGGTATCAAATATTTCATTTTCTTTCAGGTGCGTATATTTCTTGCTCATTGCTACCATGAACAATCATATCGCCTAAAGTAATTGACTGCCTTGAACAAGCATTTAAGGTAAAAACTGCAATTATCATTAAAATCAATGTTGCAGATTTGATCTCTCGTGCATTTCTATAAAGTTTACTGGGCAATTCTACACAGAACTTAATCATTTTTTATTCCAAGTCATTGATGGTTTGCTATCGACCTTTGTTTTATTTTTTTCTTTCATGTTTAATATCTTCATAGCCTCTTCACCAATATAACTTTTCCCCTCATGCAAAAGTGGACAAGGCGTTCCACTCACCCTTAGCGCATTTCTCACCATAGGCATTTCTTCACAGAGCAAGGCAATACTGGCTATGGATAAACCCATTTGTTTTAAAAGTTTTGCTGTTTTTCTAACAGAACATTCTTTATCCTCAACATAAGTTCCAATAGCAATGCCTAAAGATATTGTACTGGTTGAGCCTGTGATTGGAATTAAACAACTATCCTGCCCATAACTAGACATTGATGGAGCAATAGCTGAGTTAACAGCAGTTTTTGTTTGTGCGTTTGTAGTATTTGTGGTGGTACTGTTGCTGGAACTACCTGATTGATAGGTCGTTGTTTCTTCCTGACTGTAGCCACCACTTATACTAGTATTCGTGCCACTTTGATTAGTTTGGTTCAGATCAGTAGCGCCACTTGAAGTCGTGTCTGCTCTAGCCTCTATAGATAACAATAGGCACATAATTAAAATTATTCCCATGCCTTTTAAAATAAATTTCCAATCCATATAAGCTCCTATGAATTCTTGGAAATCGAACTTCCCATATATAAACCGATAATTGATATCACGACATTTTTGTGCATTTCTAAGAATGGCATACCATGTACTTCTTTCCATACAGTGTTTGTAGTTTCTGTGCTAAACAAAAACCAATCTGAACCAGTAGTAACTTCTGTTTGAATATATATTGGTACTTGGAATAAACCAGCTAACATTGGCAATAATATAATTGAGAATATGCAGGTCAAGGCAATGATACGCCTTGTCATGCTAAAGAAGTTTGGATTTCCCATCTGTCTAATCTTATCTCTAGATTTTTCTACAAAGTCTGCTCTTTGCATTAACATCTTCTGTTGTTCTTGTTGAGCATTGGCTCTAGCACCCATGATCTGCATTATGCCACCCAGCAATGAACTACCTAAAAGATTTAAAATTTCAAAACTCATGAATTCCACCATGTTAAAAATGCTATACCAA